TTGGACCAGCTGAGGTCGGACCCGCTGAGGTTGGACCAGCTGAGGTCGGACCCGCTGAGGTTGGACCCGCTGAGGTCGGACCCGCTGAGGTCGGACCCGTTCTTCAAAGCCCATTTGACAGCGAGGCCTAATTTGAGTGAGCGCGCATCGGCTTCGTTGGCTTCGATATCTGCGGTAAATTGGACTTCGCCGGTGAAGCGGTTGAAAACGTCGAATTTCATATCAGTCACTCCGCCGCCAGAGACAGGCCAGCCGGATAGATCGGCGTTACATGCTCTGGGCCATAATGTGTCTTGGAAAAGGTGATGCGCGCTTTTGCTGCGGCCTGCTCAGGCGTCGCCCCGATGGGCGCCCAGAAGGTGCGTTCCCGCTTGTACCCGCCGCCGATCAGGATCTCTGCCCAAGGCAACACCGACAGCTTCCACTCTTCCAAGCCCACCGGGCATTCATGGGGAGCCATCCCCAAAGAAGCGAGTTCCGCGGCCTGAAGTTGGTCAATTTCGGAGGCGTATTCAGCGGCGCGCTGCGTGTTGCCAGCGTTGGCGTGGCCGCGCATCAGAGTCGCCCGAGATTGCACGGCGTGCTGAGCATTCCAGCCCTCGGCAATCAGCCCCAAATCCTTCTTAAGCGTATTCATAATCGTATCTCCCACTACTCCCCGCGATCAGCGCCTGTTGGCTCGGTGGCCGGGTCGGCTTGTGCGTCTTCGGCGGGTTTGTAGGGAGTACAATAATGGACAAATCGTCCATTGCAATATCTAAAATGGAAAAAACGTCTATTTTTTTATGGATGAACGTTCCAATCCGAGCGCAACAAGACCATTGACCTTGGCGGTTCTTGTGCCATCCATGAAGGCAAATTTGCAGGGGATAGCTATGAGTGAATTGGTAGTTGGGAAGGTGTTTTCCGTGACTTGGGAGGTGCTTAAGGCAGGTGGGTATGATGTGGAGGTGGAGCCAGATCAGGCGCAGGCCACCAAGCGCTTGGAGGAAATGGGGAAGCCGAAAGTTACCCCTGTTCTGTCCGGACTGAAGACAGCGTTTACCAAAAGCGCAGGGGTCGCTGTGTTTCTGAAGCGCGAGGGGGAGGATGTGGTCGCTGCGTTGGCTCGTTTCGATGATATTGCAGAGGAGTCCATTGCTTCTTTTGCCCCTCGTCTATTAACCGCTCAATATGGCCTTGATGATAACTCATCGGTTGAATCACGAGGTGGGCCACTTGCAAGCGGGATACGCGGAAGAGTTGTGTATTTTGGAGATCTGTTTGTGAAGCCGGGAGTTCGCGGTTCAATCTCCTTGCTGGAAGGCTTCGTGACCGTTCTCCAGATCATTTGCCATTGGAAGTGGCAATATGACTGGATGTACGCTTTCTTGCGGCAGACGGATGTTTCTCGCGGTGCGGCTGAGCGCTACAACTTTTCCAATATAGAGGCTATGGCCAATATTTGGATTAACCCGCCAGTCGGGCGCTCTTCCAACGAGAGCTTGGTCGCTGTCTCAAGGGGGGCGTTCTTGTCCAGAATGGATGCAAAGCTGCTTCAGTCTATGGGTGTTGAATAGTTCAGGATGTACTCGTTGCCTTTGGCGTCGACCATCGGAAGCATGATCTTCCAGTAATGCAGGTCAAAGGCTTCACCGGTTGCCTCTACGTCGACAGTGATTGTGTGTTCCGTCACCTGAACGCCTTGGTCTCGGTTGTAGCCCGGCACCTGGAAATACGAGTACACAATTTGCTCTCGCATCTTTTGAGTGAGTGAGCCAAGGAAATCAATCAGTGCGCCGGGGGAAGCCGCGCGTAAACTCTTGCTGGCAAGGCTGTGTTTCCCCATTTGGCGGGCGTGTAGCGTTTTGGCATGAGCATCTGGGCGACGGATTATGTCGACGTGTGGCTGGATGCGCTCCATGTTTTGAAGCTTCCCATCGTTCATCCGCCACCACGACAACAAGTCTTTCATCTCAAGTTGGTCTTGGGACTTCAGTCTGTTTCCGGCAGTGCGCACGACATCTTGAAGTAGACGTTCGGCCTGCTTCTGGATCTCACTAAGTGCGGGTTGGCTTCTGGAGATCCGCAAGTCTCCATCGAAGCCCAAGAGGTAGTCTGGCGTTACCCCGAGGCACCGCGCGTAGGTCGCGAGCTTCTCGGTGTTGGGGAGCGTCCCTGTCTCAGGATTTTTCAGGGAATAGTAGTTTGTTCGGGATTGTCCGAGATGCATGAAAAACTTAGGCCCAGGGTGTTCTGGGTGATTGTCGACCAGCTCAAAGAAGCGCTCACGAAAGGTAGCTCTTAGATCCATCAGGTAATACTTGTCAAAACTCTGAACAACGCAGTCCAATTTATTGACACAACTAATGGGTGTCAAGATATTGGTCGAACCGGGTGCGAACTGGATGATTTAGAGGGTTTGGAGAAGGTGATGGATAAGCATTCTTGGGGAGACCGAATTTTTTTCTCGGTCGGAAGGGTAACGGGTATTTCCTACGACAGTTTATATCAGTTCTTGCCGTTGAGGTGGCTCATGATGGTTGCCAACCAGTTGGAAGGGATCCTGTCCAAGGTGCCACGATAGAAGTAATCCATCGGGACGTTCCATTTGTTCGATAGTTTGAATGCCATTTGCGAATTAAGGGGCTTTTCGCCTTTAATGATCTTCGAATAGCTGGATGGGTCGATGCCGCATCCGTCTGCGAACTCACCCTTCTTCAGGCCAGTTGCCAGCCGGAGCGCTTCCAGGCGCAAACCTACGGCTTCGTCGTCTATTGAGCTCTTATCCCACATAGCTGCATGGTGAATGAAATTGGATGTATTGCCCATTGAAGAATTTTCCATCTTGAATAATGGATGAAACGTCCATTATGTTGGCGGCATGCCGCAGAACAATCCGATCAAAGAGATTATCTCCCGTTGGCCCAATCGTCAGGCGCTTGCCGATGATCTGGGCGACAAAACCAAATGCCGCGTCGACAAGTGGGCCCAGACTGGGGCCATCCCTTCTCGGGAGCTGCAAAAAGTCCTGAATTCCGCCGAAAAGCACGGGATCTCGCTTTCCGCTTCCGAGTTGATCGAGGCCCAGTGCGGAGAAAAAGAGGGAGCGCAACAATGACGCGCTCACCGTCGGCCAGGGATATGCGTGTAATGTCTTCACGCCTCCAATGTGCGAACGCTGGCTGGAAAAATCTTTCAAAATCAAGAGATCCGCATGCTGCCGCGCGCGAGTGGTTCGCGGATCTGCTGTGGGTGGCTTTCCCGGGTGCGACCGAAAACGAAGTCATGAAGCAGGCATCGCGGGCTCTTTGTTGCAGTGAACGGCAGGTCGCCAACTGGCTCCGCTGCCGGAACGATGCCGCAGTAAGCGTTGTTACCAAGGTCCTGATGGTTGCTGGGGCTGAGGTCGTTTTCAAGAAAATCGAGGGCGGTGAATGAGCATCAGGCTTCACATCCTGGCGCGCTGGTACGAGGCGCGCAGTGACCGGGCGAAGAGAAAGATGGAAACACTCAGGGCAAAGGCAGAGCGGATTTGGCGGCTTCTGGGCGCGAGGGCAGGGGAATGAAGTCAATCGCCATCCGCCAAAATCTCTTCGGCCCGCGCACGAAGAGCAGCGCGACCCGAAGCGCGGGTAAGCAACTTGTCTATAATCGCGTCATCAAGCCGGCGGTCCAGATACTGGTTTCGCGCGGCAGCATCGAAGCACGCGAGGCGTTCAAGGCTGTCCTCAATGCTTCTGCAAAGGCACAGACTGTGCGCGGCGAAATCGCTGGCGAGGATGCCACATTGGGCTTTTGCAGTTGGGGTTGGCTCTTGGCCGTAGCCTGCTGCCGGTGCGCAGGCGAGCGCAATCACTGCAAAAAATCGTTTCATCTGAACCTCCTTCGAATGCTGGCAGCATGCCTTGCACGGCCCGGCGCCGCAATGGGGGTGAAGCTATGACAAGCCTCCGCGCCCAAGTCGAACACCTGCCGCCCAGCCAGGCATTGGAATATGCTCTCTCAGCCTATGAAAGACTGGCGACAGCATTGCTTGGTCATGAGCCGCATCCGGTGGACAGCCTGGTCCCCGGCATGACGCCTCAGCAAAGGCGGATCCTGATCACGATGTATGACGCCCCCGGCAAGGTCTTTTCCCATCAGGATCTGCTGGAAGCGGCGACTTTCGACAGTGGGAAAGACTCCTACGCCAACGCCAAGCAGTTCCTGCGCATTCAGGTTTTCTACCTGCGTGAAAAGGTCCCCACCGCTGTTGGCCTGATCAAGACGGAGAGAAAGCGCGGCTACAGCTTCGTGCCCGCAGAAACCCGGCGCAGGGCCGGTCAATCCCCTGCAAACCACCCTCCCTGTTGACCTTGGCCCGGCTGCTTCGGCGGTCGGGTCACTTTTTTGAAAAGGAAACCGAATGCCAAAGGACATGGCGAAAGACGAGTTCACGGTGGACACCCAGAAGCTGCGCAGCGCTCTGGACCGGATCCATACCAAGGCGACGTCCAGTTCTGAAAGTTCGTCCACTCTGGGCCAGCAGCGCAAGCAGGAGGTCGAAAGCCTCGGCTGTCACAAGGTGGCGCTGTCGCTCATTGAGCGGATTGACCGGATGAGCCCGGACACGAAGGCTGATTTCCTGCGCTCATTCTCCCCCATGTTTTCGGCTCTGCTTCCCCAGTGGGAAGGCGAATTCAAGGACATGGTGGACAAAGCCGAAGATCAGGCCCGCGAAATGGAAGGGGCGATGGGCTGATGCCGTTCACTGATATCGCCCCGCCCCCCGCACCAAAGCCTGCCGGTACTGGCATTTCCTTTGGCATGTCCATCAACAAGGCCAAGCAGGTCAAAGTCCGGCTGACGATCCGTGAAGATTTGCAGCTCCAATTATTTGGCGAGGCCATCGCAGGTAAGAAAATGAGCGCGCAGGTTGGACGTGGGTCAGATGAAGGCCTCTTGCGTTTGATTCTTGATGAGTCCGGCGATCTGGAAGCAAAGGGCGGGATCAAGGGCAGCGTCTACATCAACATGGCGGGCTGGGATCTGCTCCCGAAAGACAAGCGGCCATCCGCGCCGTGTGCGGTGAAGTCTGCGCCAAGCAATTTCGAAGTGATCCTGAAGCTGCCAGCTTTTTGCCGACCAAGTGGCGTTGGCGGTAAGATGGAAGAAGAGTTCGGGCTCAAGAAGACAGGAGTCCGCAAATGAAAGTTGCGGGCCTTGATATCGCCACGATGACTGGCGTTTGCCTCGGGGAACCGGGGCAGACACCAGAGTTCTGGACAGAGGACCTTGGCCGCGGGCTTCCCCATGAGGAGCGCGGCGCCAAGCTTCTCAGGTTGGTTCATGAGCTGATCACAAAACACGACGTCAGCGCCATCGGTATCGAAGCACCGGTGAAGGCCAGACACGACAAGAAATCGACCAATGAGCTGCTGATGGGCCTTGTATTCAACGCCCGCAGCTGGGCGGCCCTTCGGCAGATCCCTTGCCGCACCTTTGAGGTTGGCCAGATCGACAAGCATTTCCTTGGCGCCAAGCAGATCGGCCGGGAGAACCGGAAGCGTTCGATCATGGGCCGGTGCCAGATGCTCGGCTGGTCCCCCCAGACCGAGGACGAAGCCGATGCAGGCGCCGTCTGGGACATCATGTGTGCCCACCAATCACCAGCATATGCCGCCCAGAGCGGCCTTCTACTCTCACGGAGGACAGGATGAGTTTGCTTAGTCAGCAGGTCGTCGGGGTTCGCAACCCTGACAAGTTGAGGGGCTGCGCGCCCAAAAAGCCGATCAGCCGGTACACGCCGGAGGAGGAAGCGGCAAACCGCGAGATAGAGCAACGGATGATCGCTGCACTCACGCCTAAAGTCAGCAAGACGCAGTTCCTGGAGCCTGTCGAGGTTCGGAACCAGAAGTTTCTGGATGCCTGTCGGGACTGGACGCCGGTTTCTGAAATAGCCAAGTCCCTCGGCTGGAGCCGTGCTGTTTTTGGTTCCCGCGCTACCTGGCTTCGTAAGCAAGGGAAGATCGAGGCGCGCGGGTGCACAAACCGCCGGGAATACAGGGCGGTCCCGTGCGAAAAAGTTGAAACCACTGCGGACATCATTCTGGCTGCTGTTGAACCGGATTCAACGTCGCGCACGATCGCGAACGCCACAGGGTTCCACGTCAGTACAGTTTCTTCGACGCTCGCCAATTTGGCCAGGCAAGGGAAAGTTGAGCGGATCCGGCGCGGCGGTGATCTGTCATTCATCTACCGGAGGGCGGATCAATGAACGGCCTTCCGTATTACAAAGCTTACCCGCGCGATTTTCTCGAAGGCACCATTGGAATGGACTTCGAAACAAAGGGGGCGTACCGGCTGCTGCTGGATCTGATCTATATGCAGGGGGGGCGGCTTCCTGATGATCCTAGGTACATTTCTGGCCTCTTGGGATGCAGTGTTCGCGCCTGGAAAAAGTACCGCCAGATCCTGCTTAACCTCGGCAAAATCCACGCTGAAAACGAAATTATCTCCAACTTTCGGGCAGATAAAGAGCTCGAAACTCTTGGTTCATTTCAGGAAAAACAGCGCGAAAAAGCATCCAAGTCACGAAAAAACAATGACTTAACAAAAGCTGCGGCTAAAAAACGGCTAAGCCAACCAGACCCAGAACCATATAATACCCCTATATCCCCTACAGGGGACTTGCTGACTGGGGTTGAAAACCAATCGGTTCCCCAGCAATCCAAGCCAGATCCCCAGAGCGATCTCATCGAACAAGGCTGGGAGGACTTCAAAGACATCTGGCCGAAAGGTCACCCCCGGAAAGAGACCGGCAAAACAGCCCGCGCAAAATACGAGGCTGCGTGTCGGGGCAAACTCAAGGATTCGGATGGCCCTGTTTCCCCGCAGGATCTCAACCGGGCCGCGCGGAGCTACATCCGGTCGGTTCGGGAATCCCAGTACATCAAAGGAACCGTTGCCTGGCTGAACGGGGCGAAGTTCATCCCGTTCCTCGAAGCCATGAAAACCGCGCCGGATGCTGAACTGTCGAGTGATCAGAAGATCATCGCCAAGTACCGCCATCTGAACACCGCGCCGCCGGATGATTACATCGCTTCGTTGGCCGGGGGAGCGCGGCATTGAACGTCCAGCAAGGCCCATTCATCCCCAGCAACATTGAGCTGGAACAGCAGGTCATCGGGGCCGTGCTGGGCAACAACGAACGATATCATGACGTGTCGGGGTTCTTCCGGGCGGATCATTTCTTTGACCCGGTTCACGCCCGGATCTGGAAGAACATCGCGGCGCGGATTTCGAAAGAACACCCGGCAAACCATGTGACCCTGAAAATGGATTTTGAGGGGGATCCCGGCCTGGAAGAGCTGGGCGGTGCTGAATACCTCGCCCGGCTGGTCAATGCCTCGATCGCAAGCTTTGCCACGGGCGACAACGCCCGGGAACTGGTGCGCGTTGCGGAGGAGCGGAAGTTCTACGAGGTCATGACCGCTGGTGCCCAGGCGATCCGGGATCGCAAGCCGCTGGATGAAGTCAAAGCCAGTGTGGAAGTTGCTCTGAGCGAAGTCAAAGCGGACGGCGAAGAGAACTCAATCAGCCTGCTGAAAGCCTTCACGCACACACTGGGGCGCATGGCCAAGGCCTATGAAGGCGAGGAGGACATGGGCATCCGGACCCAGATCGCTGCCCTTGATGCGCGCCTTGGTGGCCTGTTCGCGCCGGACCTGCTCATTCTCGCGGGCAGGCCGTCGATGGGGAAAGCGCAGCCTTTCAACAGCAAGATCCGAACCTCGGATGGCTGGGTCGAAATGGGTGAGATAGCGGTCGGCGACAGCTTGGCATCGGTGGATGGGGCGCCATCGAAAGTAACCGGCGTTTTCCTACAAGGCGAGAAGCAGATCATGAGGGTCAACTTCGTAGACGGGCGGTCCGTCCGATGCTGCAGCGAACATCTTTGGGCCATCAGCAGCTCAAAGTTCAAAGGGCAGAAAGTCGTTTCAGCATTGGAACTCAGGGAAATGATCTCGAAGGAAAGGTATAAAGGCAGGGTCCATGTGCCTCTCTGTTCAGGTGATTTCGGAAGTGGAGATTTGCCGGTTGACCCATGGCTGTTGGGTGTTTTGATCGGAGATGGCAGTTTGACCAAAGGCGCGATGTTCAGCACCCCGGACGCTGAAATCCTCATGAGGATACAGGGTCTCGTTGGGCACGGAAGTGTCAAACACCGAAGCGCGTATGACTACGCGATCACCACCCCCAGAGGGAAGCCAAACCCATTGCTCGAAGCCCTGGAAGAACTTGGGCTGAGAAACACGACAAGCGACGAAAGGTTCATTCCGGAATCTTATTTGATGGCCGGAAAAGATGAGAGAATTGAGCTGCTACGCGGTCTGATGGACTCGGATGGCTGGGTAGAAAAAACAGGGGCGCTTTGCTTTTCGACATCAAGCCAAGAACTGGCTGATGGGTTCAGGCAGCTGGTCTGGTCTTTGGGTGGAGTATGCACGCATCGTCTGGTCCAAACTTCGCACAAGCCAGCCCACCGTTTGTATATCCGCCATGATGACCCGGCGTCTTTGATGACGCTTACGAAAAAGAAGCGGCGGGCGAAGCGCTCCAAACCGGTCAGGAACACCATTCTCAGCGTTGAGTTTGACGGGGTGGAGCAGTGCCAGTGCATTTCCGTATCGCATCCTTCAAAGCTCTACCTGACGGATGACTATGTCGTGACCCACAACACGGCGTTAGCCACTTCTCTGGCGATCCGAACCGCTCGACAGAACATCCCCGTGGGCATCGTTTCAATCGAGATGGATGCAGATGGGTTGGCGCAACGGATCCTGTCTGAGCTTTCAGGGGTGCCATACTTCAAGTACCGCCGGGCAGGCGAGATGACAGAATCCGAGATGCGCAACACGGTTGAAGCAGCCAAGGCCAATGAGGCTTTGCCCATCCACATTGTGCCGCCCCATGTGCGTGACATTGGGGGCATCTATGCCTCCCTCAAGAAGATCGACCGTCATTTCGAAAACATGGGTGGGCTGGGACTGGTCGTGGTGGATTATCTGCAGCTGGCCCGGGCCAAGGGGAACAGCACCAACGAGCGCATCGCCGAGATCTCCATGGGCCTCAAGAACATCGCCAAGATGCTGAATTGCCCGGTCATAGCCCTGTCCCAGCTGAGCCGTCAGGTGGAATACAGGGAGGACAAGCGCCCGGTCCTGTCCGACCTCAGGGACAGCGGGCAGATCGAACAGGACGCCGACGTCGTGCTGTTTTGCTACCGGGACTATTACTACCAGAGCCGGGAGCCTGAGAAGAAAGACCCGGAAGAGCGCGCCGACCAGCTGGTTGCTCTCGAACAATCCCGAAACGTCATGGAAGTGATCACCGCGAAGCAAAGGTTCGGGCCCATCGGCTCGGACCGGATCGGCTGCGCCATTGAAACAAACCGGTTCTGGGATCTCCAGGCACCGACCAATCAGGAGGAACTGGAGTTTTGACCTGTGTTCTCAAGGAAGCCCGCCGCATCAAGGACCGCCTGCGCGCCTGCCAGAGCGCCGAAGAGGTCGAGGCTGTGGCCGATGAGGAGCGGGGGGCTGTCATGGGCCTGAAGGGGCAGCAGGGCGACGCTGGCGCCATGTTTCACCAGATCGCATCGCTCAAGGCCTACCTGATCAACCATCTCCACCCCCGAACCCAGAGAAGGAGCGCCTGATGGGCTGGACCAGAAAAGAAGTGATTGGTGATTGCACGCTCTATCTGGGCGATATGCTGGATGTGCTGCCGGCACTCGAAGAAAAGGCCGATGTTGTCGCGACCGACGCGCCATATGAGCTGACATCGGGCGGATGCAACAACCAGGTGATGTCAGGAAAGTTCGCCAAGGACGTTTATGACAATTCCGGCGCCCTAATGGCCTACATTGCTTGGTCTGAGATGTCCGGTCCGGTCTATCGGGCCTGTAAGCCGAACGCCGATGTCTATGTCATGGCGAACGATAAGCACGTCGGCGCGGCGCAGACCGCCTTCCTCGGGGCTGGGTTCAAATTTCACAACCTGCTGACATGGGATAAAGGGGCGCCCACCCGGAACCGCTGGTACATGAAGAACCAAGAGTACACGATGTTCTTCTGGAAAGGCCGGGCGACCACGATCCGAGCCGCTGGATCAAAGCAGGATTTCTACTGCCCGCGGCCCAAGGGGCTAAAATGGCATCCGACGCCAAAACCTGTGCCGCTGATGGCCCATTACATCCGCAACAGTTCGGATAAGGGGGATCTTGTGTTGGACCCGTTTATGGGGACCGGGGCAACGATGCTTGCGGCCGCGGCTTATGGGCGCCGCGCTATCGGCATTGAGCTGGACGCGGAGTATTTCGAACAAACCTGTTCTAGGATCTCGGATGCCTATGACAGCGGCCTGCGGGACATCCGGGAAGAATGCGAGTTCTGGGAGAGCTGGCAAACTCTCAAGCGCAAGCATCGCCCCGAATATGAGGGGATCACCGCATGAAGCACGCCCCGATCAGCAGCATCTACAGCAAGGCCAATGCCCCCGGTCCCATAGGGCAGGAGGCGCAGCGCAGGAACTTCGAGAACAGGAAGCAGCTCTGGCAGAAAATGGGCGTCGTCGTGATCGACCTCAACGAAGTCTTCAACGACATCGACCGCCAGCACGTCGAGAGCATCGCGGTTGGCCTCTATGGCAAGCGGAAAGGGAGGTGAGAGATATGCCGATCAGCCCAGAGAAAGCGAAGAGATACCCCGGCGGGTCGATTCACTCGAAAGAATGGAAGGCGTTTCGGGCCTTCATCCTGTTCCGCGCCGCAAACCGCTGCGAAGGCACACCCCAGCACCCGAACTGTCGGGCGCACAATCACCAGCCCCACCCGCAGACCGGTGGCAAGGTGGTGCTGACAATCGCGCATATGGATCACGACGAAACACACGCCGATCCAGCCCGGTGCCGCGCGCTCTGCCAGCGCTGCCACAACAAGTGGGATACGCCTCACCGTCAAGCCAATGCCGCGATCACCCGTCGCAGGAAGGCCCCGCAGATCGACATCGAAGACTATCTGGCCTCGCAGCAGCAAGGATCATGAAAATGCAAATCAAAGACGTAGCCCTGCTCATGGCCCACATCGCAAACGAGAAATGCGACGGCGACCCGCGACAGCCTTTCGTCGCCCTCATGACCGCCGCCGCAATCTCGGGTCACATCATCCAGCGCAGTCCCGAAGAAATGCACGCCACGCTGGATCAGGTCATGGAGCTGGCAGAAGCCGCCCTGCTCGAAGCAACAGAAACCAAGCAGTAGAGGAGCGCAAATGCGTAAAGCGATCTTAGCAGGAGCAACCGCCGCCGTGATGGCTGGGCTTGTTGGCCTCGGACACAACATGGGGCCATCGCTCGTCAGCCAGCCCACACAGGTGCGCCAACAAGCCGTGCTGCCGAAGCGCATCGTTGATGAGCAACGCCGGAACCAAAAGCTGAAACAGAAGCGCCGCAAGCAAAAGCGTCGTGAACTTCTACAACGATACGCCCGTGCCAAGCGGAAAACCTTGAAATTCGGCTCCGGCTACCGACCGGGAAAGCTGTTTCGCGGGCATCGGATTTAGCGACAGAAAGGCGACACCAATATGGCAGTTTCCAAGAGACAGGCCCGGGAAGCCCTCCGCCAAGGCGGCCAGCGCGTGTTCCAGCAGGCCGAGGCCGAGATCTACGACCGGGCAGGCACCACAGAGACCCGCCAGACGGGCGCAGGGATGAAAACCAAGGTTCACCAGCTCCTGGACCCAAAGCTGGCGCTCTCGGACACCCAGCGGGCCGTGGGCAACTGCTTCGGCGCGTTCTACGAGGAAGCTGCATCAGGTGGCGGCAAGGTAGCGATCCGTGAGTTTGTGGACACCACCCCGACAGGAGGGGGAGGGGCTTCCGTCGCCAAGCTGCACAAGGTCAGAATGGTCAGGTGCGCCATGGAAGCGCTGAACGCTGCCCCGGCCTACATCTACCCCAAGGGCAAATCCCGCGGCGGCAGCATCTCCGGCCGGCACGCCCGCATCAAGCCGTTCTGGCTGGCCTACCGCGTTTGCGTCAACCAGCAGACCCTTTCACAAGTCGCCATCGACAACGGGTGGACCCGGATCCCGGTCAAGGATGGGAACTGGGGACGCCCAAAGGTCCCGGATCGCCAGCGCAAGGCCCTGGCCGAACACCTCCGCACCACCCTCGACATCATCAGCGATGCATGGGCGGCAGGCGGATACGAGGTGCCGAACCAGTTTTTCAAAGTGACCACCAAAGAGGTTGGCACGCAGTGGCAGCGTGGGAAATAGGCAGGAGCGGCCAATGATCAATGCACCTCATGTTTTGATCCGGCGACTTGAGTCAGTTTCATAAAACATCTTGACGAGAGTCAGTTTGTCTATAGGTTGTGTTTCAATGGGGTGATTCGCGAGATACTGCGGTTCACCCCTATTTGTTGGGGATGAAGGAACCTCAAACACAAGTTTTGCCGGGGTGGAGCAGTCTGGTCAGCTCACTTGGTTCATACCCAAGAGGTCGCGGGTTCAAATCCCGCCCCCGCTACCAAAATGCAAAAGGACACTAGGCCATGAACCGGAGAGAGCTACTTTTGTCCAGTGCCGCATTCACTGCATTTCCAAGCATAAAGCGGCCAACCAACGATACAGGCCACGCCGATTTTTTGGTGGCAGCGTCGAGGCCGTTGAGAGAGGAAGACACCGACGACTTGAAATCGTTTGAGGCCCTGGATTGGGTGCCCGCGAGGGTTTGACCGCCCCCGCGACCAGATAGAAGGGGAAAGCATCGCGCCCCGCTTCACTCTCAGGCCGTTCCGGAAATGGCCCGATGCTCAAGGGGGAGGGTAGCCCCCGCAACCAAATTCACCGGCCACGGTCAGGAACCGTGGTACTGGGGGAAACCCCAGCAGCCCCGCCATAGCGCGGGGTTTCCTTTTTCAGCAACAGGGGAACGGACAATGGCAACCGTCGATCCTGAAAGGCAGCAAGCGGCCTGATGAGCAAGGTTGTTCTCCTTCAGAGCCAATGGGATGCCGCCGTGCAGGCCTTCGGGCTTGAGTATGTGCAGCAACACTATGTCCTCTCCAGCCCGTTACCGGAAGATTCCAACCAAACTGCAGGAGGTCGAACATGCCCAAGATGATCAGCCAGTACATTGCGGACATCAAAAGCGCCGGTGGAAAGATGCCGCGGAAGTACGAACCCGACCCCGTTCCCATGCAGATCTGCAAATTGAGCGACGCTTTGCGCAAGGCCGGCGGGTAAGTAGGCTTCGTGAGCCTGACAGCACAACAGCTTCGATTTGTTGAGGAGTACCTGAAGGACCTCAACGGGAAACAGGCTGCAATCAGGGCTGGATATAGCCCGAAATCAGCGGAAGCCTGTGCCTCGCGCCTGTTAAGTAAAGCAAAGGTGAAAGCCGAGATCGAAAAGCTGCAGGCAGCACGGTCCAAACGCACTGAGATCGACACCGATTGGGTTCTCAAGCGTTTGGCAGCGGAAGCAGAGGCAGATATTGCGGATCTCTATGACTCCGACACCGGCGCTCTTCTCCCGGTTCATGAGTGGCCGGAAATCTGGCGCAAAGGTCTGGTAGCTGGTGTTGACGTCGTTGAGGAGTTCGAGACAGTTGACGGGAAGAAAGAAAGGGTCGGCACTGTCCGCAAGTTGCGCCTGTCTGATCGGATCAAGCGCATTGAACTGATAGGCAAGCATGTGAGCATTCAGGCTTTCCGGGAGCAGGTGCACGGCACCGGGACCATCACCCTAAACGTTTCCCCTGAAGATGCTGAGCTTTGACGGGTGGTCGCGCAACTCACGGTAAGGCAGAGGCAAGCGAACCGGCTTCTGAGCAGCCCGGCCAGAAACATCATGCTTCGGGGTGGTTCGCGCTCTGGCAAAACCTTCATCCTGGTTCGAGCCATCATTCAGCGGGCTTTGAACGCGCCGGGATCACGACACGCCATATTTCGCTTTCGGTTCAATCACGCGAAAACCTCAGTTTGGTCAGACACCTTGCCAAAGGTGCTGGAGCTCTGTTTCCCGGATTTGCGCGTCAGGTTTGACAAGACGGATTTCTATGTCGAGCTGCCTAACGGATCACAGGTATGGATCGCTGGTCTGGATGACAAAGAGAGGGTGGAGAAAATTCTGGGTCAGGAATATGTGACCCTTTACTTCAACGAGAGCAGCCAAATTCCGTGGCCCTCTGTGGAGATGGCAATGTCACGCCTTGCACAGAAGTGCAGGCTTGCGCCAGAGATCGCAAAGGCTGTTGGGCGAGAGTTCCTGAACCTCAAAGCCTACTTCGACTGCAACCCGCCTTCAAAGCTGCACTGGAGCTTCCAGCTCTTCCGCTCAAAGCTCAAGCCTGGAACGCGAGAGGCTCTGCCGAACCCTGACGATTACGCAGAAATGAAGGTGAACCCTTCGGATAATGCGGAAAACCTGCCAGCGGAATACTTCGATGTTCTGGCCGCGATGTCGGCGGCTCAGAGGCTTCGTTTCGAGGCCGGAGAGTGGGCAAGCGAAGTGAATGGCGCACTGTGGGCGTTGGAAGACAGAGAGGCCCCTGATGGCAAGACAATGCCGGGTCTGGATGCGCTGCGAGTAAGCGTCGACAAGCTACCGGACATGCAGAGGATTGTGGTCGCTGTGGACCCGTCCGGCACCCGGGGCGACGACACCGGCGATGACATCGGGATCATCGTGGCAGGGCTGGGCATAGACGGGCACGGGTATGTCCTGGAAGACGCCACTTGTCAGATGTCGCCCGAAGGTTGGGGGCGCAGAACGGTAGAGCGCTATCACCACTGGTCAGCAGACCGGGTGATAGGCGAGCGAAACTTCGGCGGTGACATGGTGCGGTTCACTGTGGCGACCGCGGACAAAAAGGTTGCCTTTTCTGAGGTGACAGCGAGCCGCGGCAAAGCGGTTAGGGCTGAGCCTATCAGCGCGCTTTACGAACAGGGCAGGGTGCATCACGTCGGCTTCTTCGAGGATCTTGAGGACCAGATGTGCAACTTCACACCCTCGGGCTTTATTGGGGATGGTTCGCCAGACCGTGCAGATGCGCTAGTCTGGGCATTCTCAGAACTGATGCTGAAGCCCGATACACGAGCAATCTTCGGAACCTATGGGTGATCATGAATGAGCGACAAGCCAAACAGCACATCATCCAGCTATGACGCTATGGCGCCGTATTGGGAGATGGTCGGTTCGATCCTGGGCGGCGCCAAGGCCATGCGCGAGAAGGGGGAGAAGTACCTTCCCAAATTCAAGAGCGAAAGCGACGACAACTACAAGATCCGCCGGGACCACGCGAAGTTCACCAACATCTTTCGCGACATCGTGGAGAATCTGGCGCAGCGGCCCTTCGTTCAGGAGGCTGTTCTTTCAGACGATGCATCCGACGACTTCACCGATTTCGCTGAGGATGTGAACGCCTGCGGTGACAGCTTGCACGTCTTCGCGGCTGAACGGTTCTTCGACGGGATCGTCAACGGCATCGACTGGATCCTAGTCGATTACACCAAGGACGTGCCGGAAGGCGCAACGATTGCTCAGGAAAAAGAACTTGGGGTCCGACCTTGGTGGGCACACTACCCGGCGACCAGCGTGCTTGCAGCCTATTCGGCGATGATCGACGGGCGTGAAGAATTCACCCATGTCCGCCTCAAGGAAACCAAAACGGTTCGGGATGGGTTCGAAGAGAAGGTCATCGAGCGCGT